TTCAGTAGCCCATACTGCTTCTGGTCAAAATGTCGGTGCTTGCTCATAAGGTAACCCTATAAGTCGAAAGGAACTAAATGCTTGACCTACACGCACCTGACAAATTCAATGAGGCAACTCTTCTAGGAGTATTTGAGTCGGGAACTAGCGCTTGGCATGAGGCCAGAGAGGACTCAATCGGAGGATCTGAGGTCTCGACCATTATGGGGCTCAATCCCTATGAGTCTGCCTATGCACTCTGGGCAAAGAAAACAGGCAAGATACCTAGCCTTATTGAAGAGAACTGGGCTATTAGGTTTGGTAAAGCCTTTGAGAGTCCCATTTTGGGACTATGGTCAGAGGAACACCCTGAGTATGAGGTATTCACAACAGGCACTTACCAAGATGCCCTGCTACCTTTCAGACACGCTAACCCCGATGCACTAGCAAGACACCGCGAGACAGGTGAGTGGATTGTTGTTGAGGTCAAGACCGCAAGGTCAACCTGGGACTCTGTGCCTGCTGGTTATGTCGCACAGGTTCAGCACTACATGGACATCTTGGGACTAAAGCAAGCAGCGATTGTGGCAGTTGCCGGCATGACTTGGTATGACACTTGGGTCGAGCGCGATGACTTTGAGATTGCGGCACAGCGCCAGAGGGTTGCCGAGTTCTACACAATGATGATGTCTGATCAGAGACCCGCTTGGGATGGGTCAGAGTCAACCTATGAGGCAGTCCGGTATCAGCACCCTGACATCGTGAATGAAGAGGTTGAGATTGAGGCGCTGTTTGAACTCTCTAACCTGCAAGCTGCCTACGACAAAGCGAACAACGAATTGCGTGAGGCTAAGTCGCAAGTGCTAAATGCGATGGGCAATGCCAAACACGCTTACATGGAGATTGAGGGCAAGAAAATTCGGGTAGCATCAAGACAAGCACGCAGAGATGGTGTGCCTTATCTAGTGGTTCACAAGAGGTAGAAATGTTAGTGATGTTAGGCGATGAAGTCACTCTAATAAAGGGTGAGACAACCATAACCGGCAAGGTCGCAGGTGTAGTCCTCGACGATGCTAGGGAACTAGAAAGACTCTACATTCATGGCATCGGCACTGCCTTTTGGATGTCGGACAAATGGCAGGTAGTAGAAGAAATGGAGTATGAAGAAGATGGCGAGATTTGACTTAGAGAACTACGCAACAGTCGGAGAGCGGCTGGCTAAGTTTCATGAGGATTACCCCGATGGTCGCATTATCACTGAGTGGATAAATACCTATGAAGAGACCGACAAGCCGAATTATGTTGTCAAGGCAACTGTTTATCTGTCTGCCGGCGATCAGGCTAACGGACTAGCCAAAGCAACAGGTCACGCCGCTGAGCAGGAGGGAAACGGCGGTGCTTCTAACATCGCTCCCCTGCCTAACTCAGAGACCAGCGCAATTGGTCGGGCCCTGATGGTGATGGGCTACTCGATGAACAAAGACCCAAAAACTTTGGCATCCAGGCAGGAGATGATGAAGGTTCAACCTGATTACATCGCTCAAGCTGATAGCCTTGACTCAGTAGAGGCACTTAGGACTCTCTACACAACAGCTAAGGCCAACAACGCGCCACAGGAAGTCCTAGAAAGGCTGAAGGATCGTGCCAACCAACTTACAGCTAGTGAAGCTGAAGGAACTGGAAGAGGCGTATCTAATAGCAAAGTTCAGGGGAAACGAAAGTGAAGCAGCCTTCTGGAATCAAGAAGTCATCAGCTTCTTACTAAGGTTGCTACATGATTCAGGAGATTCAACACCAACTAGCCGAACTGATAGCGGAGAACACTAAGGGTTCAAACGCTTTATTTGAGGCTGAGAGGGCTTTGGCAGAAGCTGAGTATGATCTCGACACCGCAGAGTCAAAAGCCTTTCTAAAGGCACAGGGAACTGTTGCCGATAGACAAGCCCTAGCGAAGCTAGAATCGGCTGAGGCGCGACTACAGCGTGATTTACGCAAGGCAGAGCTGTCTCGCATCAAGCAGAAGATTAGGTCTATTGAGACCGCTTCGATGGTGTTAGCGACACAAGCCAAGCTGATGTCTAGTGAGGCTAGGTTATGAATAGAACGCAGGTTCTCAAAAGGGTTAGAGAGGTTCACGATCACTGCCCTCATTGTGGAAACACTGAGACCCTGCAAATTCATCACCGGAAGAACAGGGGCATGGGTGGTCGAGGTAAGAACTCACTTGATAGGTTTGACAACTTTCTCAGGGTGTGTGCCTGGCTGAACTATGCGATGGAATCAAATGCCGATGTCGCAGCAGAGGCAAGAGAGATGGGTTGGAAGCTAGGGCAATGGGATGGGTTTGAGAGCCCTTATTTTGACAAGACCGACATGAGGTGGTATTTATTGACACAGGATGGGCGTAAGATTCACACTCATCCACCGATGTATCTAATCTAAAGGGGACAAATGAAAGACGAACTAATTGCTAGGGATGCAAGGGGCAGGGCGCTAGAGAACTCAAGGTATCGAGTGCTGACACAGAAAGACCGCGTTGATCTCACGCAAGAACTCAAGCAGCTTTACTTTCACGCAGGCAGAGCAAGTGCCGGCGCAAGGGACTATCTAGCAGTCGAGGCTTACAAGCGCTATCAGAGTTTGGAGCGCCGATGAACCTGACAGCGCAAGTCTTGGTTGGAAACGCTATTGAGACAATCAAGCACATACCCGACCAGTCAATTCAGACAGTTGTCACCTCACCGCCCTATTGGGGACTGAGAGACTATGGCAACAATGATCAGCTTGGTCTTGAGCGTAATCCCGATGACTTTATAGAGAACCTATGCAAAGTCTTTGACGAGGTTTCGAGAGTGCTGAAAGACGATGGCACTATTTGGGTCAATTTGGGTGACAGCTATGCAGGCAGCGGCAATAGTTCGCCTGGTAATTTTGGCAAGCACGCGCCATCAGGATCTGCAAGACATTTGGAGCACAATCATTCCAACATTGTTCCTGAGGGACTTAAGCCAAAGGATTTAGTTGGCATCCCATGGCGGTTTGCCTTTGCTATGCAGAAACGAGGATGGTATCTCAGACAGGACATAATTTGGTCTAAGCCAAATCCGATGCCTGAGTCAGTGGCAGATCGCTGCACCAAGTCACATGAATACATTTTCTTGATGAGCAAAAACCCTAAGTATTTCTATGACTATGAAGCAATCAAAGAGCCTGTCGCTGAATCTACTGTTGGACGATTGAATCAAGACATCGAAAATCAAATAGGAACAACTAGAGCAAATGGCGGAGCAAAAACTAATGGCAATTTGAAAGCTGTAGGAAATCTTGAATCGGGTCGCAACAAGCGCTCAGTGTGGAGTGTGACAACCTCAAGATACAAAGATGCTCACTTTGCAACCTACCCTCCCGAACTGATTACGCCCTGCATCCTGGCCGGCAGCTCGGAAGGTGACATTGTTCTTGATCCATTCAGCGGCTCAGGAACGACAGGTGAGGTTGCACTAATACACAATCGTAACTACATCGGGCTAGAGCTAAACCCTGATTATGCAAAACTCTCGGAGAAGCGCCTGCTCGATGCTGTTGGAATGTTCGCAAGTGTTAGTGTGCGGTAGAATTAGAAGAGGACAGGCCGCGATGAACGACCTGCCCTCGAAACCGATAATCACACTATCGGCAACCTCCAGTTTAGGCGATTGCCGAGATTGGAGGCAAAGTGCCACTTATTAGAGGTCATCACTCTTTTGATGATCACTTCACTCAAATCCCTAACGACTGGTTGCGCGACAATCGCCTTACTTTCAAGGCGCGAGGCATTTTGTCAATGATTATGAGCCACAGTCAGGGCTGGTCACTAAGCATCAACTCAATTGCTGCCACTAATCAAGAGGGCAAGGATGCAATCCGGTCAGCTATCAAAGAGCTAGAGGATTTTGGCTACCTGCTTAGAACTCAAATCAATGAGGGTGGCAAGTTTGGTGAGGCGGTCTGGGTAACGCAAGACCCTGCGGATTTACCGATGACGGATAACCCGACAACGGAAAACCCGACTACTAAGAATAACAATATTAAAGAAGAACAAGTTAAGAACAACACACAAGAGCTTTTTGATGAATTTTGGACTGCCTACCCTCGCAAGCTCGACAAAGCCAAAGCCTTCAGAGCGTTCAAGTCAGCCCTCAAGAGAGCGAAGTTCGAGGACATTCTTGCCGGCGTGATTGCGTATCGCAACGACCCTAAGCGAGATCCTGACTTCACCAAATACCCTGCCACTTGGCTAAACAGCGATGCTTGGGAGAACGCTGCCACCTTGCCTGAGGTCAGAGCAGACATAGAACGGCGCAGGGAAAAAGCACTAGCCGATTCACAGGCCTTTCTCAAAGAGCAAGAAGAGTTAGCAAAAAAGGCAGCACCTCCATCACCTGAACTGAGAAAAAAGCTAGGCTTATGAGGTGCAAAAACAATGTCTCCGGTGTGGCCTAGTCTGGGAAGTGACCTCGTCACGCAAACACCCCGACTACTGTCAGGGATGCAGGGCAAGGAAACAAACCAAAATAGGAGAATGTCTTGTGTGGCAGGGAAACTACGCAGAGGACATGATCACACCGATAACAGAAGAGGGCAAGCCAGTAGTAACCGGCAAACCCAAATGCGGTCATTACGACTGCGTCAACCGCGACCACAGAGAGGAATCAAATGAAGGTCAAAGGAACAGTTGAAGTAGCACGCATCATTGAGGGCTACGGATTCAAAGGAACATACAAGCGCAATGTCAAAGGCGAGACCTACACAACCTGGGTGACAGTCTGGACTCAGGACAAGGTAACCGAAGGCGAGATGCTAGAGGTCACAGGCGATCTGTCAGTGAAGCTAGAGTCATTCACAGGCCGCGACAATCAGCCTAAGCAGACCGCAGCCATTCACATCAACGATGCAGTGCTCAAGAGGGAAGAAGCACCATTCTAACCTTCAGAGTTTTCGGCATACCCAAGCCACAGGGCTCCAAGCGAGTGTTCAATGGCAGGGTAGTTGAAGCAGCCGGACAGGGATTGAAAGTCTGGCGCAAGCAAATTGAGGAGAGTTGCTTATCCCTAGTGACCGAAGAACATTCACTCTTCTTAGATTCGGTGTCGGTTGAGGTGGACTTCTATCTGCCTCGACCTGCATCGGTCAAACCTACAAAGCGACCCCTGCCTATAGTCCCACCCGACCTCGACAAGCTCCTTAGGGGATTGCTCGACGGGATTGGTCAGAGTCAGGTCATTTGGCAGGATGACTCTCAAGTGTGCGAGATCCTTGCAAGAAAACACTACGCAGATGACCAAGAACCAGGGGCCTTAGTTGTTATCAAAGCGTTATCAAATGCTACTGAGCTAGATGGGATAACTCGGTAGCCTAATCTCAGGTCAAACGAAAGGACAAAGATGACCCAGCACCTAGTTGTAGCGCCAGATGGAACTGAGATTGTTCGCAACTCCAATTCGCGGATTTACACACACGCCATACTCTTCAACAACGGAGTTTGGAAAGCCGCATTTGCAAGCTCTCTTGCCAGCGCAGAAAAAGAGCTGCCCAACTTTCGCAAATTTTCTGATGAAAATGCGCAGATTGTCGATGTAGTTAGAAGGGAGGGATGATGAGACTCTGGTATGCGGTTCGCCGACCTGTCGGCTATGTCTTACTAGCGCTCTTGTGTTACCTAGCGCTTGGCGTAATGCACGCTATCCCTTACCTATTCGCTGACCTCATGACAGGCAGGTTCTAATGCACGAAACATCAATCAGAGGTGGGGTTGACTCACTACTCGACCACCTAGAGATGCACAACTTCAATCAAGGCTTTGAGGCTTGCATCAACGCAATAGACGAACTATCAAATCAAAAGCACAATGACGGAGACCACATGGCAGCAGAAGTGTTGCGGTGGACTGTCAAGGAACTGAAAGGGGAAAACATTGAGGTGGATGGATAAGGTTTATTTCAAGCTAAAGGAACTGTTTACACCGGACGCAGACGAGGCTGCCTATCAGAGAGGCTACGCAATGGGCAAGACAGTTATGAAGGCTGCAATACTCGCAGAGCTTCGACAGGATGACCTGCACCAATGGTCAGACCAGAGACTCAAGCTTGGCTATGAGGTAGCTCTTGGCAGGATCAAAGAGGTCAAGAGATGATGAAAATAACAGTCTGGGAATTGCCTAACTGTGTGCAATGCAATCAAACCAAGCGTGAGTTCGACAAGCTAGGCATCAAATACACAACAAGACAGCTCAACCGCTCACCTAAAGCTGTAGAGCGCTTCAAGGACATGGGGCTCATTGCAGCACCGATAGTCGAGACCGATGACCGGCGCTGGTCGGGATTCCGACTCAACCGCATCCGAGGACTCGCAGAGCACCTAAAGCACGAGCGCGACTTGGGCATCAATGTGCCGCTAGAGCCAATGCGCCAGGTAGCAGATGAGCTGACAGATGAGTGAAAATTCAGATGCTTACATGGCTGGGTGGAGAGCCGGCTATCACAACGCAACATTGGCAGAAAGAAAGCGCATTATCAAAGCACTTCGAGATGAAGAGACTGCCAAAACCCTCATGGTGCTTGCTAGAAACACCCTAGAGGAACACCCCAAAGTGATTCAGAGTCACGCCTGGGGCAGGATCGAAGATGTGCTCAGGGAGGAACAAAAATGAGTGACCTAAACGACATCATTGCTCGCAACAGCATTCACGCTTTCAACAGCGGCGTTGAGCATGGACAGGTGCAGGGCCACAATCTGCTTTACCGCTCTCTGATGGAGGGCATCGAGAAGCTCAAGGCTGAGGGAACAATGGCAGTCAGCGTTGACTACATGACAAAGTTCATCAATCATGGGGGTTACTTTGAAGATAATGAGTGATCGCCTACACGCCGACTTCAAGCAGGCATCGGGGCTCTTGCGCGATGACAACCTTGTCTGGTCAGATGACTTTGAGACCATCCGCAAACCCCTTGCTGCCCTGATTGACCTAGAGGCCGCAACCTACAGATTCAACCCTTTCTTGACACAGATTTGTCAGGCCGTAATCGCAGAAGAGAACGACATAACCATAGGAGACTGATGCTAGAAGGAATGAAGCCACCGGTAAAGGAAACCGCTTTCTGCAAAGTGCAGTTCACAGCGGAGCAACTCTCAGAAGCAGACCGCGAGATCCTGCTCAGTGCAGCCGATGACACCGACTGGACTGGCAAGGCATTGTCAAGGGCCCTGAAAGAGCGAGGCATCTTTATCAGCGACACGACATTGCTAAGGCATCGCCAAAGACACTGCCAATGCGGTTAGGCTTATCTAGTGCTAGAGAACCTAGAACCAGCTAAGAAAGTAACTTCTCCACCTAACTTCCGGCCAGGGGTCGAGTTTGATGGGACAGAAGGAACTGCTACCACGCCAGGTTACTCATCTGAGCCTGAAAACTTTGATGAGTTCCTGCGTGATGCAGGGCTAAACCCTGATGAGATTGAGGTTATCCCTCCTGTCAGAACCTCACGCTGGCAACAAAAAGAGGGGGGTGGCTGGCTCACTTCTTATCGCTTCACCTTCAGGCGCAAGGCTGCAGGCATTGATCTGCCACTACTTATGCGTGAGGCTACCAAGAGGGTCAAGGTAGTAAAGCAACCAACCAGCGACAAGTGCTTGGTTATTCTGTGGTCTGACTTACAGGTTGGCAAGGTTGACTATCGAGGCAATTCGCAAAGCCTCATTGACCGCGTGGCCCTGATGCAGTCGCGACTACTGAAGCAGGTCAAAAAAGAAAAACCAGAGCGCATTATCTTCTGCGACTTAGGTGACACCATTGAGAACTTTCAGAACGCAAGTCCGATGTCACAGCTACAGTCATCAGACCTCAGCATCATGGAGCAGGTAGATTTAGCCACAACCCTTGCCTACCAGACAATCAAGATGCTTTATCAGCACTGCCAGAACATCACCTATGCCTCAGTCGGGTCAAACCACTGTCAGTGGCGTTCGGGGCGTGAAGCAATCGGAAAGGCAACCGATGACTGGGGTGTCTTTATCGGCAGACAGTTAGCTCGACTTAGCAGCGAGGCAGGGATGAAAATAAAGTTCCTAGAGCCACAACCTCACGATGAGTCTT